CGGAACTAAATCCAAAACAATTATATGATATGAATCCCGACTTCAGTTGGCAACCATTGATAAGAAGGCTACAGACTCCACCGGGAAATATGGATTATAAATTTCCTAGGACATCTGACCCAGATCCACTTACTCGGGGAGTTGGGGATTTAATTTTGGAGGGTAGATTTGGTAATAGTATACGTATAGGTAACAAAGAGGGATTCCCAAATCTTATTATATCCAATGGCAGAAACATAGGTAATCCAGTAGAAACATTACAAGATGGTGGTATAATATCAATCACATCTGTTGGGAAAATAAGTGATAATTTTACACATCAGTCATTTGATTTATCTTCTAATATATCTATATTAAATGAAAATTCAAGTGGTAAAAAGAGGATATTAGAACTTGATGTTGAATATGATAAGCCACAGATATTAATAAATTCAAATCGATTGATATTTAATAGTAGACAAAGTAAATTAATATTATCCGCTCATTCTAATATAGAAATTGGATCAGGAGATAAAATTAAATTATATTCAAATAATGAGACAATTATTGAATCTAAAAATATTTATTTAGGGGAAAGTGCAAAAGACGAAGAAGAACCACTTGTACTTGGTAATCAGTTAACAGAGGCATTAGGTAAGATTATTGATGCAATAGGATTATTATTCGTGGGTGGAACGGTAGGTGGAGTCTCATTACCAGTAAATCAAAGTAATGCACCTGGGTGGATTAAACTTGATAAAGTTATACGAAACGAAATTGATGATATTTTAAGTAAACATCATTTTATAGAACCAAATGGTAAAAAATAAGGAGTAGTTATGAAAAAGTCGGAATTAAGAAATATAATTCGAGAAGTAGTTAAAGATGAATTAGCGTACGCTATGAGAGAATTGTTTAAGTTAGATGAACGTTCGCCGCAAAAAAAAGTGAATAAACAGAAAAAACAAAAAACATATTCTACTAATCCAGTATTAAATGAAATACTGAATGACACCGAAGGTGGTATATCAGGGGGTGCATCGGAATATCCATCAATTGGTGGAAAAACATATACATCTGATAATATGGGTGAAATAGTAAATCGAAAATTATCAATATCCATGAATGGGAAACTAGATGGCGATAGTATGGTGGCATCGATGGGAGTAAATCCAGATAATGTAGATGATTCCGTAAAAAACGCTGTAAGTAGAGATTATAGAGATCTAATGAAAGTCTTGGATAAAAAACGTAAGCGATAATGGCTAAACTACAAGATGATATAAAATCGGCTTTAATGTATGGGATGAATCCTTCTGAAATAAAGGGTAAATCTCAGGAAGAAGTAATATCGGAAAAATCTGAGTTATTATCGAATGCCATTAAAGAATTTTTATCGAAACAGGAATTCAGAATAACTGAAATGGAAGTCCCATTAGATGTCGAACACATAAAGACTTCATCTCCTATAGATGCCGATGTTAAATCAGATACATTAATGGGACCAAATATGGTATATATCATGTTTTTTAAATCAGTGTTAAATGATATAAAAGATGTAAGTGTGGGGGGAATTTCACCCTTTTCCGTAATTGTGGATCCAATATTAGGTCTTATAGATACATTGGAGAGTAAACTAAAAGTAATAACAGATAAAGTCTCTGGCGGTGGATCGACTATCCCATCATTATTTTTAAAAGATGGAAAAGACGGGGGAGATTTAGATGTAAAGGGTGTATCTGTTATGTCTGAAAAAAGTGGAGGTGACTCACCAAGTAAGTTATCAAAGAAGAGTATAATTAAATTATTTAAAAATGATATTAAAAGAATGGATAAATAAAAATGGCCATACCTATAAATAATGTAAAAACTAATTTAGTAGATAGAGATGATGTCAAGTTTGTCGGAATTAAATTACCGTTACACAAGTCCGATGGTAGAGATGGATACTTTGAATCTACAACTCTAACATACGATGAAGTTAAATTCAATATCATCAATTTAATTAAAACCCGAAAAGGTGAGAGGAGACTCCAGCCAAATTTAGGTATAGGATTAGATAAATATTTATTCGAGAACATTACAGATGACTTACAATTATTAATAGAAGATGAAGTAAAGACATCATTTAGTGTATGGTTGCCATTTGTTAATATAATTAAGTTTGATATATCTACAATAGAAAATAATATTACAGAAAAAAATAAATTGTTATTGCATATAGAATTCTATATTAATAATAATCCAAGTGTAATGGATTCTGTAGATATAATAGTGGAATAGGAGTAAATTAGATGCCTAAATATACAATAAAAGAAAGTAGTGAATCCAATGTTGGTGTGAATTATATTAGTAAAGATTTTAACGCTATAAAGCAGGATTTAATTAACTTTGCAAAGAGTTATTTCCCAGATACATATAATGACTTCAATGAAACTTCCGCTGGTATGATGTTAATGGAAATGTCCGCATATGTAGGAGATATGCTTTCCTTTTATATAGATGAGCAATTTAAGGAAACATTATTACCTACAGCTGAGGAGAGAAGAAATATAATGAATATAGCAAGGGCCCTTGGATATAAAGTTAAACCTATTGTCCCGTCGATAGTCAGGTTAGAATTCAGACAAACTGTATCAGATGATGGGACTACCGGGGAAAATAGAGTACCTGACTATGGGCAACTGATGTCATTCGATAGGGGTATACGAGTCCAATCTTCTACAAACGATAAAGTATTCTTTGAAACTATGGGAATACTGGATTTTAGTGTAACTGGATCAGGTGAATCCCCACCCCAACCAATTGGGCAGGATTCAAATGGTATAACTAATCTATGGGAAATTAATAGAAGTGTATTAGCCGTATCAGGGCAGACAAAGGAAACTACATTCAACATAGGTGCACCACAGCAATTTACACGATTGACATTTACTGAGAAGAATATTGTTAATATAGAAAGTGTAATAGATTCCAATGGAAATACATGGTATGAAGTTGATCATTTATCACAGGACAGAGTTAATTTAAAGACTTTACGTAATGATGCATATGAATCATCAACTACACCCGTACATTATACATTAGACGCACCAATATCTGTCGATAAAAGATTTATAGTGGAAACGAATACCGATAATACTACTAGTTTGGTATTTGGTAATGGGTTAATTAAGGGAAAGAATGATACAAGTTATATTCAAAATATATATGAAGAGCATAAAGATATAAATGCATTGGTACAGGGTACATTACCATCGGAGATAGATCCAAAGTCGACTATATTTAATAATTCATTAGGAGAATCACCGAGTAATACTACATTAACTGTCAAATATCGAACTGGAGGGGGGCTTAATTCTAATGTTGTATCTGGGGATTTAGAAACCATAGTTAATGCCTCTACAAAACAATTAAGTGGCGGCAATAGATTATCTACATTATCATCTACGAATTTAAACCCGGCACGCGGTGGGGAAGATCAAGAATCAATTGATGTTATACGGGAAAAAACTAAAGCTTCATATGCATCTCAAAATAGAGCCGTTACTAGACAGGATTATGAGGCACGAATATTATCTATGCCATCTGAATTCGGGAGCGTCGCGAAAGTATTTGTCAATAGACGATCGGCTGGAGAAATGAATGCAATTTTTGATAAATTGGATTTTAATAATGATGGTGTTATAAACGACACCGATGTAAATGAATTTCAAAATATAATTGATTCATCCGGAGACGGACTCACATCTGACGAAATATCCGTATTAACTTCAGCAAAAGATTTTATATCCGGGATAACAACATTAACTGCGTCTGATTTATTATCTTTTAAAAACTTAAATGTCTACTTATTATCGTATGATCATAATAAAAATTTAGTAAAGACATCGGACATAATTAAGAATAATTTGAAAGAATATTTAAAACAATTCAAAATATTATCAGATGACGTTGAAATTAAAGATGGAGTGGTTATAAATTTTGGAGTATTTTTTAGAATAGAATCTAGGCATGATGTCAATAAAGCAGATTTAAAATTAAAATGTATTGATGAAATTATTAGATATTTTGATATGGATGATATGAGATTTAATCAGGTTATTTATACAAAAGACTTAGCTAATATACTTTATAACATAGAGGGAGTTAAGATAATTCATGATTTAAAATTAACTCAGAGTGGGGATCATCTTAATTTAACTAATAATTTATATGCTAGAACCGGGGATGATACTGGAGTTATATTAGACGGACAGCCAATCGATGGTGTCAGTGGACCAACAAGTAGTACTTATGGATTCGGGTATTTAACTGAATTTAATAATTTTTATAATGGTACTTATGCGACTGCAGGAGACGGTGTTATACTACCACCAAATGCAAATGATACTCCCGGGGTATTTGAATTAAAAAATCCATTTGATAATGTGAGAGGAATTATAGAATAATGCATAAATTTATTTACCCATCGAAAGATGCATGGATATCAGAATTATCTTCATCTATAAATTATGGATACGATGAGATATTAGAATTAAAAAAAGAATTTAAATCATCATCTACGAGTAGTATAGTAAATGGTGTTACACGGGTATTAACCCACTTTGATATATCAGGAGTATCATCATCTATTGTCTCCGGAGATATACCTACACCCGAAAGTGGTAATACTAAATATTTTTTAAGATTATATTCATCTACATCATCTCATTTATCACGGGAATACAATCTGTCTTCATTTCCTGTAAGTAAAAGTTGGGAAGAGGGAACGGGTAGACATTTAGATAACCCTATTACACGAAACGGGGTAACATGGGATAGAAGAGATCAATCAAATACATTAACTGATTGGACGGATGAGGGTGGAACATTATCATCTGGTAGTAGAACATTAAATTCGGGATCGGAATCCATTGGATCTGGGTCTAAAGGTGGGGGATCATGGTATACAGGTAGTAATTTTGAAGCTTCACAATCATTTTCATACGAATCACCCGATATTAATATGGATGTTACTAACATAGTAGATAGTTGGTTAAAACAGGATATAGTTAATAATGGATTCATTATTAGTAGAAGTGGTAGTATGGATATAGGAGGCGAGGAGAGTGATACATCAAGGCAAAATTTAAAATTCTTTTCAAGAAATACAAATACAATTTATTCACCTAGGTTAGAAATTCAATGGGATGATCATGTCCCATGTAGTGGATCAAATACGGGTAGTTTAACTGAATTAGATATGACAGGTTTATCTGATAATTACATATATATTAAAGGAATTAAGCCACAATATAAAGAGACAGAAGAAGTTAAGTTTAGAGTTGGTGCGAGGAAGAGACATGTAGCTAAAACATTTTCTACATCTGTACAGACTATAAGTGGTTCATTTATACCAGA